TGTGCAATTATTCTTTGGTTTGGGTGATTGGATAGTCTATAACGGCGCAGTCTGGCAACGGGTCGAGGGTGGTTCTGATGGCAACTTTGCCAATGTGACCATGACATCTACCGATGCAGGCGCAGCAGCCGCCCCATTACTTGAGTTGTACAGAGACTCAGCAAGTCCAGCAGCCAATGATACATTGGGCGAAATTGAATTTAATGGTGAAGACTCAGCAGGCAACAAACAAGCCTACGGTTTGATTCATGCTTCTATTCTTAGCCCCACTTCAACCGCTGAACAGGGCCAGCTTCACTTTGAGACTGCAACTGCTGGTGCATTGACTGAAAAGATGATTATCGGCACAACCAATCTTGTGATTAACGAGATCGGTGCAGTGTTTAACGTGCGGATTGAAGGCGATACAGATGCTAACCTGTTCTTTACCGATGCTACAAACAGTCGTGTAGGTATTGGCACAGCTAGCCCCGCTGAAAAATTAGATGTTGTAGGTAAGATTAAAGTATCCGACAACATAGTCATCGGCACATCTGGCAAAGGCATCGACTTTTCTGCCACATCAGGATCAGGCACGAGCGAGTTGTTGGCGGATTATGAAGAAGGTACTTGGACACCGACTATATCTTTTGGCGGCGCGTCTGATGGAATAACATATAGTTTTCAACAAGGCTCGTACACAAAAGTTGGAAGATTAGTTACCGCTACTTGTGTGGTAAATCTTTCGGCAAAAGGAAGCTCATCGGGTAATGCGAATATTGGAGGTTTGCCATTTGCGGCTAGTTCTACCTATTATGCTGTTGGCGTAATTAGAATTAGCGCAATAACTTGTGATGGGCCAGTTGCTGTGAACACAACGCCTTCGGAAACCAATTTACTATTCACCACAACTTCTTTACTTGGTGTTATTTCCATTATGACGGACACTAATTTTTCCAATACATCATCAACAATCATGACAATTTCTTATATTGTTTAAGGAAATATTGTGGCACTTACAAAAGTTTCATATTCGATGATTACGGGCGCTGTTGCCAATATCTTGGATTATGGCGCAGTAGCGGATTACAACGAAAACATCCCTGGCTCTGGCACTGATAACTCAGCAGCTATTCAAGCGGCTGTTGATGCGGTAAATGCAAAGTCAACAAACGGCGCTGTGTACATCCCTGCTGGCGCTTACAAAATTTTGACGGCGATCAGTGTGCCGTATGGAGTTTCAATTTTTGGTGACGGTGGAACAGCATCTATTTTGCACTCTGAAAGTTGTAATGGCCTTAACTTTACAAGTTTTGGTTATTCCATTGGTAGTATGTTTTATGAGGATTTTGGGTTAACTGCAGCAACAGGAACAAACTTTGCCGCTGTTCAATCTATAAACAGTCCAACATCAGTCACCCAAGATGGGTTGAATTTCAACCGAATGCGGTTTTATGGTTGGAATCAATGTTTTATATTGTCTAGCACATGGAATACAACTATAACCACTTGTCGAGCCGAAAACATTAACAATTTTGTTACCCTAGCGCAAAGCAATGGGCAAGCAGTTATAGTTAAAATTACAAATAACAATATTGTTTATGCTTCTGGTGGATTGGGCACGGGCGTTAAGTACGCAATCAATATTGTTAACACTACGGGGTTTACTGAAACTGTTCACATTTTTCAAAATTCAATATACGGTTTTCAAATATGCGTCAACGTAGATCAGGCCACATACATCACCATAGGAAGCAATGATTTATCTGGTTCAGTAAAAGTTATTGCGTTTGTTACTTCTGCTGGCGGCTACAACATTACCAATAATTACATTGAAGTTACTGGTTCGGGCACTGGTATTTTCGGGGTCGCACAAGGTTCTGAAACGCCCCAAACCAGAACAAACATTTTAAGCAATTATTTTATTGGTACAGCCACTGCTGCTATTGGAATCCAATTGAATACTGCCATTGGAACTTATCAATGGAACGCCACTATACGAGACAATACATTCATTGGGTTTGCGTCACAGGACATTTTGTTGTATACCCCTGGAAAATCTCTTGTTGACAACAATCGGTGTATGTCTACTGCGCCAACCAATAGTATTTATGTTGGGCAAGTATTGGGTTCGCCCGTCATTCTGACAAACAACTTTTTTTACAGAGCGTTGTACATTGATATAGCTGCTGACTACACCGATGGCAAATTGATTTTGCAAAACAATGTGGAAAACAACACATTCCAAGCAACAAAACAATCTGCCGCCCCTACAACTGGCACTTGGCGAGTGACAGACGTTGTGATGCACTCTGCGCCAGCCACGGGGCAACCCGCTGGATGGGTCTGCACCGTTGCGGGAACCCCTGGCACTTGGAAACCAATGGCAAACTTGGCTTAAAGGAAAAATCATGGCACTTGAAAAAACAACGACCACACCTCACGGATTTTCAGCATCTAACGCATACCATCGCGTTGAAGGCACACAGGTCAGCAAAGACGCAATGACTTTTCAAGTCAGGTCTTACAAAAACAATTCTGGGCTTCCGCATTTTGCTGATGCGTCTTTTGGTTGCGCCTACAACATTGCAGGTGATAACCCAATTGCCCAAGCCTACGCACATTTAAAAACCCTGCCAGAATTTGCTGGCGCAGTAGATTGTTAATCCGTACCAGTTCGGACAACTGGAAACTTTAATGCTTGACTTGATGGTCAGGCTGGAAACAAGGAAATATCATGTTAGAAAAAATTGTATCTGTCGATCTGATTGAAGTTGTTGAAAACGGCTGCATTCAAGTTCGCACCAAGACCGCTATCAAAGAAGATAACGTTGAAATCAGCAGCAAGTTTCACCGCCACGTTGTCGTGCCTGGTGCTGACGTAAGTGGTGAAGATGCCAGAGTGCAAGCCATTGCCGCATCTATTCACACACCCGCAGTAATTGCGGCTTACCAAGCAGCCATTGCTGCACAAGGAGTCTGAGGTGGCCTCTAATTCACAAATCGCATTTGCACCACTTGGCAACACCGTTGTCATACCTGCTGCTGCCTCTGCCTCCACTGGTGTTCAAGCGCTTGTTAATAGCAGGCTTGATGCACAGGGCACAGGTCAGTACCGCATCATCAATTCAAGCACCAATACGGTGTTTTTGGGAGTTGGCCCGACTGCTGCATTGGCTACGGCAAACGCTGTTGCGCCTATTGCTGGCACTCCATCCGCAGCCATTGTCTTAGTGCCTGGCGCGGTGGAAATTCTGCGCTTTGCACGGACATCGTATTTCAGCGGTTTGGCATCATCGGCATCTACGGTGTACATCGTGCAGGGCGAGGGCATGTAATGGACAACCAGCAAATCTTCAACATCGTAGTCTGTTGTGCAGGGTTTCTTGCAGGCTGGGTGCTGAACAACATCACCAAGTCTTTGACACGGCTTGAAGACAGACTGGAAGACATACCGCAACGGTATGTAGCCAAGGATGACTATCGCAGGGACATTGACGAGTTGAAAGAAATCTGCAAGCAAATTTTTGACAAGCTGGACAAAAAGGCTGACAAGTGATCGAACAAGCCGCTAAAGCCATTGGAGCAGTTGCTGCGGCGGTGGCGGCAATAGGTGGGTCTTATACCCTTGGGGACAAGCTTGGTTGGTTTGACAAGGCCATTATCAAATGGTCGCCAGAAAATTTTAAAATTGTGGCAGAGGCTAACAAGCCAATCACTGTCACGGTTGCGCGAATCAAGAAGCGTGACGACTGCTCTGTTGAGAGTTTTACGCCTAACATTCGAGATGCATCTGGAATGGTGCATGAGGCAAGCACCACCGCAAGCAAGTTCAGCGGCCCAGCAGGGCCAGAGATTGACACGTTTACATACGAGTTAACAATTTCCAAAAAAGAAAAAATAGCAGCAGGTCAAGCCACCCTACTTGCCCAAATTAAATACAAATGTCCTGAAGGTGAACGGATTGTGCAGTATCCACGGCATCCCAATCTTAATTTTGAGGTTAAAAAATGATTACTTTACTGTCCACCATCGTGTCATTTCTCATGGGCGGCTTGCCCAAGCTGCTAGATGCGTTTCAAGATCGTGCTGATAAAAAGCATGAGCTTGCATTAGCTCAAATGCAGATTCAGCGTGAGCTAGAAATGCGTAAGGCGGGATTTGAGGCGCAAGAGCGTATAGAACACATCAAGTCAGAACAGCTAGAGATTGAAACAAAATCGTCAGAAAAGACGGCTTTAATTGGCGCACAGCAAGCGGAGATGCAAGCTATCTACGCTCACGATATGAGCCTGAACGAGGGAACCTCACAATGGATGCACAATCTGAGAGCAAGCGTAAGACCCGTCATCACTTACGGCTTTTTCTTTCTCCTAGTCGCAATCGACATAGCCTTGGCATGGCATGGTATAAGTTCTGGCGTTACTTTTGAAAAGCTGGCAGAACAACTTTGGGATAACGAAACCCAAACTTTGTTTGCCTCAATTATCGCGTTTCATTTTGGTGGTCGGGCCTTTGGCAAATGAACGTCAGCCCACAAGCTCTTAAGGTCATCAAGCACCATGAGGGCACAAGGTACACCCCATACCGTTGCCCTGCGCGGCTGTGGACTATCGGCGTGGGTCATGTCCTCTACCCCGAGCAAGGCAGACTAAAGATTGATGAGCGCGATGGCTTCCCACTACGTCCTGAAGACAACCGCAAGTTTTCTGCCGATGAAGTGGACGCTATCCTTGCGGCAGACTTACAGCGGTTTGAGCGCGGCGTGGAAAAGTTTGTGCTTGTGCCATTGACCCAAGGTCAGTTTGATGCCCTAGTGTCGTTTTCGTTCAATGTAGGGCTAGGCACACTCCAACGGTCAACATTACGCGCCAAACTAAACCGTGGTGAAAACGCTGCGGATGAATTCCTAAAATATTGCATGGCTGGCGGCAAAATCCTCAAAGGCTTGCAAAATCGCAGAATCGACGAGCGTGCGATGTTCCTCAGTCCTTAAGAATGTAGATTGCAATCAAGACCGAGACAACAAGGGCCAAACCGCCCACCAAAAGAAGCAAGAAAATTTCAAGCATTGTTCTTCTTTCTTAATGCGTCTTCAATGGCTTTCCAAATGTCTTCTAGGTCTTCCATGCCAAAAGTAATTTCTTCAAACTCGCAGTCTGTTAGCCCTACCCATGTGGGCTTTTTGCAAGCATCATTGAACCCCTCTGCATAACCTAGCGCGTAGTCTTTTGAGGTTGCTTCTTGTGTCATGGTATGACTAACCTCCATTCACGTTCAAGTCGCCCAGATTTAGATTGAACTTTTGCTCCTGTCAGCATCACCAGACCTTCGCGTTCCAGTTCTGTAAGGCGCTTACCAATCTGGTGACCATCAAGTCCGATATGGGCGGCAATCCCGTCTTTACCTGCTGGCCCGAGGGCCAGGCATTGCAGGATAGCGGCGCTGTGTTGGCTGGCAAACGTATGCACACTGTCAGCCGCAAGAAAGGATGTGATGGGGTCAGACGCCCTGACCCGTATATGTTCAAAACTCATCATCAAACCCCAAATCTTTAGGTTTAGGGTCGTTTAGGTATGCCCAACCGTCCCACCCGCCATCTTTAAGCGGAATAACGTCCAGCTTCAACATATCGCCGTTCTTTGTCTCGATGATGCTGCCTATGCGCTGATAGCGGTTCTTGGCTACGCCTTGGGCATTGGTGTACTGCCCAACAATGGTGGTGATTTCTTTTTTGAGCTTGCTCATTTCATTCCTAACATATTGAGTTTCTTAACTTTCTGATCGACTTCATCCAAGAACTGGACAATTTCATCTTCAATTTGTGTGATGAAATCCTCATCACGTTCCACCCGTGTGACAAACAGTTGCAAGTGTTTAGGCATTCGCGGGTCAAACACCACGTAATCGCAAAACACCCTGTCCGTACAGGCAAGCTGAAACTGAATTTGGGTGAAATACTTTTGCGGCACTTTTTGGGTAAGCCAAGTTTCGATCATCGTGGCGGTGCTGGGGCATTTGATTTCCACCAAGCCGTTTACCCCAACAAAGCCGTCAGGACTAGCCCCCGACATATCTATTTCAGGGTGGACTATGAAGCCTACTTCTTCAACCATAACGCCCTTGGCGGTTTCGTATGCCGCCCGAGCAAACGGCTCTTGCTCTATGCCGTGAAGCATGGCGGCGTTAGTAAAGCCCTCAGTTGGGGTGTTAGTCAGCCTTTCGCATACAAGTTGCGCCATGTAGTTCTCACGGCTTGCGCTGTAGCCTGTCTTGGTCTTAGCGATGACGTCAGCCACCCGACTAGCGGTGACTTTGCCCAAACGGGCGGCAAACCAGCTCTCGGTTCCTTGTTCACCAGAAATATGATTCCCCTGTTATTTTTTCAATCAGCTTCATTGCATCTTGAATTTCAGGAGGCTGATTTTTAAATGGCATAACCTTGTGGAAATTCTCTTTTTCTTTA